TGGCCGATCTTGCGGGTGGTTCTGCCGACCACGCCGCCGCTGATGTTGCCCTCGATCGCGGTGATCATGCCGCCGCTGACCTTCTCGACGATGCCGATGTGGTCAGAGAAGCCGTCGTTCGGCTGGGTGTTGTCGTCCCAGTTGTAGACGATCAGCCAGCCGGGCTCCGGCGTGACGGTGCCGTCCTCCTCCCAGATCCCGGCCTTCTTGAAGAGCTTCACATGCTCCTCGACGCCGCACTCCGGGCCGCCGATCAGATCGACCGCGCCCAGCTTGATGAAGGCAGCCGAGACGGTAGTGTCGCAGAAGGCGTCCTGGTAGCTGACCTTGTAGCCTCTGGCCCTTGGCGTGTAGCTGTTGTAGGTGTCAATGATGACGTGGTGCGTCCCGGCCGAGCGGCTGAGCCCGATCCAGGAGCGCATGACGGCCAGCACGTCCTCAGCTGTCACGCCCTTGACCGCAGTCTCCGGAACGGTGACGGGCTTGCTGGTGTTGCGCTGAGAGCAGTCCACGTTTCCGCTGATGCCGGGCACGCTGCCCTTGCTGGTGTACTGCCAGATCAGCCAGTCGCCGCTGTAGCTGAGCTTGCTGGCCCACTGAGCGACCCACCAGGAGAACGGCAGCTGTGAAGCGTCCAGGCGGCTCTTGATCCAGCTGGTCGAAGCATAGACTCCGGCCGGGATCCCGTTCGCCTGGAGGCGTTCGCAGATGATCCTCAGGAAGCGCGTCCGGTCGGCCTTGCTGAGCTGATCAGAGCGGCCCTTGCCGCTGCCTTCGGCGTACTCGCTGTCCAGGAAGATCGGCAGCACGAACTTCATGCCCTTGGCCTCCTGGATGATGAAGTCCGCCTCCTCGATGGCTTCCGCGTCCGTGATGGATGTCGGGAAGAAGTAAAGGGAGAAGGGGATGCCGAGAGCCTCGCAGGCGGCTCTGTTTTCCTTGTACTTCGTGTCGTAAACGATCCGGCCGTTGCCATAGCCACGGTAGCCCAGCCGGATGATGGCGGCCTCGATGTTGCCCGAGACCGCCTTCCAGTTGATCGTCCCCTGAAAAGCGGAGACGTCAATGATCGGTTTCACTGATCCGTGCCGTCCTCGGGCTTGTTGCCCGCGTCAGCGAGACCCTCGCCGAGTACATAGCCGATTACCGTGGCTCCGGCCATGATGAGGGCGGTGATCTGCTGGGCCGTGTTCTCCCCGCCTCCCAGGGCGACGATCAGCATGGCCACAAACGACGCGATGCTGAGCCAGAACTTCCGGCTCGTCAGCTTTCTGATCCAGTCAATTTTCTGCATGTTTCTGTCCTCCTTTATTCCTTGTGCAGTGGTAGCTTCTCGACCTCCGCCATGATCCGCTTGGCCGTCCCGTTGCCTCCCAGTGCGGCGTAGGGCTTGTAGAGGTACTCGTGCAGGTTCTCGTATTCGTCCTGGGTGATGTAGCCGCGCTCGATGTACGAGGCGCCCAGGTAGACGATCCGGTCATGCCCGAGGCCCATGAGCATGTCGCTCTGGAGCTTCTCGGCCGCGCTGCTTTTGTCCTTCTTCAGGTCGTGCCGCTGGATCAGGTAGAGGATTATTGAACACGCCCCGCTGGATGTCAGGGCGGTCAATACAGCGATTAAAATGGTTTCGTTCATTCTGTTGCCCTCCTATGGAGAAGCTCCGGAGCTTTACGCTTCCGGAGCTTCCTCTTCTTCGTTTTCTACCACATAGGGCTGGCCGGTGATCTCCTCGTATTCCTCCGGAGTGATCCAGGGGTTGCTGGTCGGATGGGTCACGGCGTTGTAGACGCGGGCCTCGTTCCAGACTCCCGCGTTGTAGTACTTCTTCACCTTTGCGAAGTGCTTGCTGTGTGTAGTGTTTGCCATGGTCTTATACCTCCTCCAGATTAATGTCGGCCATCATCGCGATGTATTCGATGTTGGCCTGGGTCTTCAGGTCCTTGAGCTCCTGCTCGCTGAGCTGACGGAGCACGAACCAGTACTCCTTGCCGTACTTCTTGACCTGCACGAGCTCCAGGTTCTCCAGCTCCTCGACGTTGCCGTCCGCGTCCTCGATCGTGATGTGGTCGAGGTTGTCGGCGAAGTCGGCCTCCGTCAGCTTCTTGGAGCTGATGTAGTTGTTGCCGTTGAGGCCGAGCCCGTCGAGGACTGTGCCATCAGCCAGCGTAATCTTGAATGTCCCGTTTTCCATGTTGGTCTCCTTCCATATAGTTGTTGGTAGAGGTCGCTCATGTGAGCGATCTGCTGCATTGACATGTACTTGAAGTGGCCGCCGATCCAGGACTTGAAGGCGTTCTCGATCGTGTCGTAGTCGATCCGGCCCTGGTCCAGCAGCCGCTTGTAGGCTTTGAGCTTCCTCCGTTCCCGGGTGATGCTCTTCGGGTTGATCTTCCGGATCACTCGCCCGGTGTCTGTCAGGGCGTAGCAGATCTGGAGATGGCGGAAGGGCTGCGAGAGCTTGCAGATCCGCGTCTTCCGCTCGTTGATGATCAGGCCATAGTCTTCGGCGATCGCCCGGATGCCGTCCAGCAGTGCCCTCAGGAAGGCCTTGTCCGGGTGGAAGGCGTAGAAGTCGTCCGTGTAGCGGCCGTAGTTCTTCACGCCCATGACGATCTTGGCGTAGTTGTCGATCCTGTGCGGGTAGATGATGCCGATGTCCTGGCTCGTCTGGTTCCCGATGTCGACGCCCTTCCTCAGCATTTTCTCGCCGGTCAGTGCTCCCGGGTCCACGCTGATGTTGAGCATCGGGTCGACCTTGCCGTTGTACATCTCCGCGATCTCCTCGTCAGAGAAGCGGGAGACGTCGATCTCGAACGTCCTGAAGATGTGCCCGATCAGCTCCTTGGCCACCCTCAGCTCCTCCGGATCCTTGACCTCCCTCTCCAGGAAGTAGTGGAGGACCTCGATGCACCGGTCGTGCGGTATGTTCGCATAGTAGCCGGAGAAGTCCACCAGGAGAGCGTAGCCCTCGTTGGTTCCGTAGGTGTTGTAGTACTTGTGCAGGTGAGCCTCGAAGCGTTTCCGGTGGAAGCTGACGCCCTTGCCCTTCTGGCTCGCTCCGTTGTCGTAGATCAGGTACTTCCTGAGCGCCGGAGAGAGCACGTCGTCGCAGAGCAGATGGTTCACTGTCTTGTCCACCATGGTGTTGCTGGTGATGAAGCGGCTCTTCCCGCGTTCCCGGATCTGAAACTTCTGGCCAGGTCCCGGCCGGTAGGTGCCGTTCATCATGTCGCGCTGGAGCTCCGCCGTCCGGAGCAGGTGGTTCATCTCGAAGAGTTGCGTCCCGTACTTGAACGGGCTGCCCCTCATGGCCTTGCTGCCAGCGTCATAAATTGCGTTTGCATCGTAAAAAGTATTCATAAGCTAAAAATAACCACGCGGCAGGGCCCTCGGTCGTAACCGGGCCCGTCATGGTTCGTATTTATCCAGGGAGCCCCTGGAAGGGATGGCCTCTCCTTTCCCATGTCCGCGTCGTGGGAGCTTGCCCTGAGGTGACGCGGTTGTGAAATCCGGGCGGACGCCGTTGGAGTTCGAGGCGTTGTTGTAGTTCGCATTGCCATTGTTGTTGACATTGGCGAAGTTCGTCGCAGAGACGACTCCTGGAACAGAGGCCACCCGCTGTTTATTTCTTGATGTGCTTCAGAAAACGGTTGTCAGACTGTCGCAGCGCCTTGATCGTGTTGAATAGGTGCTCCACGTCCAGCACGATGCCCGTGTACTTGTTCTTGTCAGCCGGAAGCGTTTCGGCGATGTACTGAAGCTCGTCCTGGAGATGATTGCAGCACTCCATCGCCCGATCGAGCTCCAGCCGTCTTTCGAGGAACTCGTTCATGTAGGTCGGCCAGATCGTATTGGCTGCCCTCAGGTGTGAGGAGATCCCACGGCATAGATCGGCGACATGATCGCGCTCTCTTTTGATGAACCAGCTGTCGAAGTCTTCCTCCTGCTCCCGGATGACCTTGGCCATCTCTTCGCGAGCTTCCGGGTCCTGGACGTGCTGGACCATCTTCCGGATGTGCGCCTCCTGTCTCTTCTGGCTGTAGGCGAAGGTCGCCATCAGCTCTGCCGTGATCCGTGTCCGGACTTGGTAGGCCATGTGCTGAGCCTTCAGTCTTGACTCCGTCCTCTCACTCTTTGGGATGTCTGACATGCTTTCCTATCTCCTTGATTAGTTTTTCCCGGGCCGCAAGGGCCCGGGGGATGTTTGATCAATAGATCGGGAAAGCCGGGCGGACGCCGTTGGAGAGCGAGG